TTAATACGTCTCTTTGTGTTTTCTGCGAGTTGTTCACGAAGTTTTCCACCTTCCCAAATCCACTCTTTACCTTCCATAATTCCCTGAACAAAAGCATCAGGTGCGGAAGGATCGGCAACGATGTCAGCAGCAGTTGCTAACATGAAATCTTCACCGACAACTTTATAACCATTGCGATCTTCTCTCAAAGACCCAACACCACGAGAAGAAACACCTAGACATACACCTTCATCAATGAGTGATCTTGCGATCTTACCCATTGGAGTTTCAAGAAGTTGTGCCTTACCTCTAAAATTATTACCCTCTTGAGTGAGAGAAACGATTTTATGAGAAACACGATCAAGATTGACGGTTGGACCATCAGGGTGACCGAGTTCTCCTAAAGCACGTCCTTTTTGAATGAAGCTTTCATCGTATCTAGCAACTTCACGTGAAAGAGTTTCCATGGGGTACATACGACCATTACGGTTCTTGATGTCTCCCTGAAGAAATACTCCTTCAATGAAGCACTTCTTACACTTACCCTTTCCTTCGGTAATAAATTCGACCTTTGAAATTTCTTCTGTGATAAGTTTCATTTGATTATCCAGTAAATCCTACTTTTGTACCTGAAACAGTTCCACCAACTGCAAAAACGCAATATGAAGGATTCTTTTCCAAATACTCAACTGTATTGCCTAGCATTGTAAATGAACCAACACCAGTTCCACCTTGTGTTTCTACGACTGAAACTACAGCAGCAGAATTATTATTATTTACAAGGCGAACAACAGTAGCACTTGAAAAACTAGTTGCCGTGCCAGTAGCACCGGGAACTGCAATTTCATCTGCTAGAAGTAACGTTCTTGCCATTATTCTTCCTCTTGTGATCCTGCATCAAACATTGTTGCTGCAACTTCTGGGCGTAAACCCTCAATTTTTTCGGATGCTTTTGCAAATAAAGCATCTTTAATTTTTCCGCTAATGTCAGAAGCAGAAGAGTCAGTTGCAATCAAATCGACAATATCTTCCATGAAATTAATTTATGTGATATATTTTCTATTTATATTTCTGCCGATTTAGTGTCTTTTTGGAAATTGGCATCTGTTTTTGCAGATGTTGCCTCTAAATCTGGTTCCATTGGAACATCACCTAAAAGATCTCCACCTTCTGGAGGTAGCGGTTCTCCTGTAATTGGATCTACTGAATTTGGATCTGGAATAATTCCATCCTTAATTTCCTTTTCAATTTGTTCATCAATCTCGATGATTTCTGCATCGGTTTGACGTAATACCTTACGACGAACATAATCCACTGAAAAATATTTGCCAATATATGGTTCAATAGTTGCCAGAGTTCCTAGACGATCATTCATCAATTCGCTTTCTTTTAATTCTGCAAACTGATTATCGTATAAGAAATCATATTGAATATGATCTGAAATTTTATCCCAGTCTTCTGGAGTTACGATGTTCTTGAGAATCAATTGCGTTTTTAACATATCGCTAAAAAGATTTGCAAAACGCTTTCTCAATCTCCCAACAAACTTGGAAAACTTGAGTTCGTCTCTCAAGATCTCTGAAGAACGACCCAAATTGAATCCACCATCATTTGCAATTCTGGATTCTGGAACTCCAAGTGCTCTATAAAGTTTCTTCTGGAAATATTCGATATCAGACAGTTCACCAAGATTCTGACCGCCAGGTAATGTGGTAATTTCTGTACCACGACCACCCTCTCTTCTTGGAAGCCAGAAGTCCTCAAGCATACTCATGAATTTGCGATCATCACGCACTTCACCAGTATCGGCATTGTATACCAATTTGTTTCTATACCGTGACATCACATCACGAAGATATTGTTCTGCTTTTACCTTGGGAAGATTGCCAACATCAATATAAAAAATTCTTCTTTCTGGTGCTCTTGAAAGTCTATAGATAACAAGAGAATCTTCAATCATACGAAGTTGATTGAGAGACTTGATTGCCTTGTGTAGATATGAGAGAACCGAACCTTTATTTCTATCAACTAAACCAGAAGTGACATAAGAAATTGTATCTTTTGCAATCTTGATACCTTTTTGATTTCCTGCACCAGAAACAGTCCCTAGTGGGTAGTTTGGTTTTGGACTATAAACAAAATATTCTTCAATTTCTGGATATATTGATTTAGTATTTTCGGTAATTCTTGAAAGATCAATGCCACCAGATCTATCTTTTTTCTTTTCTTGTCTTACAAACCTCATTTTTAGAGGATCAATATATCTTAATTCTTTGATTCCTTCTTGTGGTTTTTTGAGATCGATTACTTTATGGTAATATAATCTTCCATCAATGTACCAGTTTCTAAAAATTTCGTGAGATTTTTTATCAAAATCTAAAAGTTCTTTGATATATTTAAATTCTTCTCTAATCTTTTCTTTTAACTTATCACTTGCATTTAGATTGGAAAGTTCAACTTCAACTGGAGAATCATAGAGGTCACTGACGATCGCTTCATTGACAACATCTTCAATGGCATTATCCACCTCAGGGTGAATTGCCATTTCTCTATATCTCTTTATTAATTCGTGTTCATTTCTATATGCGCCTTCAATATCTACATATGAACCATAAAATCCACTAGCAATAAAATTATCAACCCCGTCCCCATTATTAGGGGGGACGGGGGAAACTATAGACTTAGATTTCTCTTCACTAGGCTCAATAGAAAATCCAAAGAGTTTTGCCATTTTATAAGTAAAAATTAAACTGTTCTAACTATTTATCAATCTATTGCAGGTTGATCAGAACTATTATCATCACTCTGTACAATATTCCAATAAAGAACTTGGAATTCTACAGTAAATTCTTCAATAGTATCCGTAGTATCGTATGAAAGTGCGATTTCAGAAATGTTAGTTGGGAAACACCCGACAAACTTATATTTTCTTAGTTCGTCACCATTTCTATCTAATTGAGATACATAAAGATCTGCATCATAATCAGCGGGATTAGTTTCACCAGATCCGTTTGTAAGTCTGCTGATACCATTCATCCACTGTTCCATGATGGTTCTGATTTTAAAATCAGTATCGTTGAGAACAGTAACCGTCCAAGTATCAAAAGTTCTTTCACCAGCAACTTTAAGAATTCTTCCTCTAAAAGGAACTTCAACTGGAGTAATATTTGATGCAGGAAGATTTGCAGCTTTTACCAAAAAAGGTGCAGCGGCTGGATCTGATATAATAGAAGCAGTCGCTGCTTCAGCATTATCATCATTAGACATGAATCCCATCGTTCCACTGGCTGGAAAGTCCAATGTAACTTCAAATAGATTCGGTCTAGCACCACCGCCTGCTAAATTTGATTTAAATTGTGTAATCGTTCTAAATGACGCCATTTTTTGTTACCTCGTTAGTTACCTCTTTAGGATTAGACTCCAGCAGTTTCTGAGAATGAGACACCAGACCTGGTGGCTACGAATGTCAAACCAATGAAATTAATTGATCTGGATGGTTTTACATAAATATCGGCAATAAACTCATTAGAATCAATCACTGCTGCGGTGTTGTTAGTTTCGTTACAAACTACCCTAAAATCTTGAATTCCACGCTTTGCTTGAATGTCTCTGAGGAATGGTTCAACAGCGTTAACGAAAGAACCTCTCGTTGTAGCATCATTAAACTCAAACATAACATCTCTGGCAGCACCTTTAATTGCTTCTTCAATGTAGATGAACAATCTACGAACATTGATTCTATCAAATGCTGATGATTTGTTCAGAGCAGTTTTGTCACCAAAGAGGGTAATACCACCACCAGGAGTAAAGATAACTGGGTTAATTCTATTGCTATAGAGTCTATCTCTTTGAGTTTGACTTGGGTTATAAGCAAGTTTAACCGCATTTAGAATTGAACCTCTAGCAGTTCCCGCTGGTGAGAACCATGGGAAGTTAGTAGAATCATTTCTAGCACAAGTTCCAGCAATATCACCATTCAGTGGTACATATCTGAAAGTGTCAGAGAATCTATCATACATGTACTTGTAACCACTATCAAGAACAGCATATGATGATGATGGTACAGATGAATAGAAAGCAATCACGTTTTCGGTGATATCAGTGGCACTCTTGATTGTATAACCATTGCCACTTGTTGCAAGAAGTTCGGATCTACATGGAGAAACGAAAGCAACTGCGTCCTTTCTAATTTCAGCAACGGAGATGATTTTGCTTGCGAGTGCCTGAGCATCTTCTCTAGAATATCCCGCTCCACCCATTAGGATGAAGTTAACATCATATTCATCAGTATTTTCAAAAATATCATAACCAGTTGAAAGATCACCAACTGTTGCTGCGAGTGCTCCAGTAGCGCCAAGATCAGAAGTTCCGTCGTAGTTTAAACCACCACCGAGAGTGAGAAGAGTATTTCCTGAAGCAGCAAAGATGATTCCAGAAGCATCTTGATCCCAACCTACATCGGACGCTAGATCGAATCCAGTTCCACCAGATGCGAATCCAGTTGTGGTAATTCCAGCAGGAGCTCCACCAGCAAAGATATACTCGGAATTTTCTGAAGTATACTTTCTCCAGTATGAAGAACTTCCCTGAGAATATTCAGCATCTTTTGCCTTTGAGAGAGCAACATGCTTCTCAAGAATTGTTCCTGGATTACCAGTTACAACTCCAAGATCATCAAAAACAACTACATGAACTTCATCAAATCTTGCGTTAGCCGCAGCAGCATACGTAGAAGTTGATGGTCTCTCGGCAAGAGTATTCCAAGAAATATTACTGCCAGTTAAAGCAATGGTTTGCTGATCAAACCAATCTTGTCTTGTTGTACCTGTTGCTGAAGCAAATGCTTCTGCGACACCTGCGGTGTGAATACCAAGTGCTCCATCTGCTGTAAAGGCATAAGTTCCAGATGGTTGATAATCAACGGCAGTTTCAGTTCCAGCGGCGGAAACGTGGGAAAGAACCTTAACTGAAATTTGTGTTGCTGATGCCTCTGTGACAACTCCCTTTAAGAAACCGTCAAGTGCTTCGGTTGTTCCAGCACCAATCTTAGTTCTACCAACCATTGATTGGGTAACACCCATACCAACGGTAACTCCAGAAGCGCCAAGTGAATCTAGACCACTAAAACCACTGAGGATTTGGTCTGCCTTACTGTCAATGATTGCTACCTTAATTCCATTTGCCCAAGAACCAGGATTTTTCGCAGCAACTGTTACGCCACTGATGATATTCTCATCATGACCTAAATTTACATAATCTTCATAGCTTCTGATTTTTGGTGCAGAACCAGAACCTGCGAATGCGTTCTTCAGATCAGTGTCGTCTGATCTTACTACCTGAAGGGAACCGCCATATGCAAGGTACGAAGATGCCACCAACCAAGTTTCATAATGATTATCAATTGCGTATGGATTTCCGAAAGTATTTAAAAGCTCCTGCTCATTATTGATTAGAACTGGCTCATTGACTGGTCCTTTAGCAAAGGGACCGACAATAGCACCAACGCCTTCGGCAGTTGGATCAACTCTACCAAGAGTAAGATCAACTTCCTTAACAACAATGCCTGGAGATGCTAAGTTTAATGGCATCTTTACGTGCTCCGAATCCAAATTATTCTGAAATTATTTATTAAAAAGGTTATTTTCAACGGGAAAACAGTGCATGAACATTACCAATCTGGATATTCCCAAACATCTTTGCTTTTTTTACTTCTTCTATTCTCCAAAACTCTATCTTTGGTGCATTCTTTACATTCATATGAATATGCGGATGGTAAAGACCCTCTACCTTTTCTAATCAAATAAAATCCATCTATTAAATCTTTTTTCTTTCCACAAGTTCTACACTTTCTTTCAAAAAATAATAGATGTTCTAATTCTACTTGATCATCTAAATCCATTACATATAATCCCACATATAAGAACGATCACCATATTCATCTGCATACCAAGTATCACCGTCATTATCGGTGAATGAAGACATATCATTAAATCCATCACTGATAAATCCAAATGGAGACATATCCTGTTCTATTTGATTCTTTTGTTCTTCATAAATTCTTTTACGAATATCATTATCCGTCATTTCCTTAAAGTAATCTTGAGCGACTAACCAAGAGAAAATAACAAGACACATTGCTAGGTCATCATTACACCCTTCCTCTGCTTCGAAGGAATTGTGGCGTTGGGCAAATGTTGTAAGTTCTGATATGATATCATAATCTGTAGTCAATAACTTATCGTCTTCTAAAAGTGTTTTTAAGTTGGAGCATCCTAATTTTTTAACTGCTGATGTCATTCTGACACCCAACTGTGACTTTTTACCACTAAATCCAGATCCAACAATTTGACCAGATCTTCCTCTCATAGAGCACATAAGAAGATTTTCATTCTCTAAATCGAAGTGAAGAATACTAGCTACTTGATCTCCAATATCATTAACTTCGATTAATAAAAAAGCATTATTATATGCTTTTGAAATTTCATTAATAATACTAGGAAATAGCATTGGTTTAATTTCATTATTTCTATATTTTGCTACGACTTTATATGGAAACTCTGTAATATCAAAAACAATAAACGCAGAGTAGTCATTTCCA